TACTTTGTTATGATAGTTCAAATGTGCTAAATCTTCCGTTTTTGCCACTTTCCTGCCGTTCTGACGGCGTTTTGTTTCTTTCGTGAATGATTTCACACCCTCTGCACTAATTTGGCCGTCAGCGTCGATTTTTACGGTTCCGCTGTCAGTCAGCTGGAATGTCAGTGTTTCCGTAGTGCTGTCAGTCTGTACTTCAAACGTCTGCGTAGTCGTCTGCTGGCTGGCTGTGCTGTCAGTCTGCTGGCCAGCCTCTACGTGACTGGTCGAAGTCTGGCCGCTTTCAGTCCTTACTATGTGCTTCTTACTGGCACATGCAGCCAGCAGCAGCGCGGCCAGTATAATGTAGACAGCTTTCTTCATACGCTTTCGATGTATTTAATTATACCCTCAACATGCAGACGCGCCAGCGCGTGCTTTCCGTCTTCAGACAGCAGCCAGTCGGTATCTGTCTTATTATCCATAAACATGTTTTCTGTCAGCACCGCCGGGCATTCCGTATGCTTCAGCACGTACAAAGCGGCTTCCATGTCGCTGTCGCTGTCTGTTGCGTCTCTGCGTATAGGCTTCTGCACCTTTTCCGTAGCCGGGAAAGTCTTTGCATAGTCTTTCAGATTCGCTTCAGCGGCCTTGTAAAGACATTCTGCCAGCGTGTCGGCCTTTGTCTGACCTACAGACGTGTAGGCACTCCAGCCGCGTGCGTTAAGCCACTGGCCACCATTTCCGGCGGCGTTCACATGGATAGACACGTACATGCAGTTAGCGGCCTTAAACAGCTTACAAGCGGCGTTTACAAACTTCACCCTATAGCTTAGTTCTTTGTTCTGCTGCTCCTTAACGGTTGCAGCCTGCATGTCACTGCACGGCTGGCTGGCCTCATAGTCTACCATTACATGATAGCCGTATGCTTCCAGCTTCGCTTTGATGTCAGCCACCAGCGCGCGGCTGTAGGCGTATTCCTTTAGCCTGCTGTCCGGGCTGCATTTGCCGGGCGTAGTGGCTAAGTGTGCCGTGCCTAATATGATAACAGCTTTATTCTTCTGCATTTTCTTCTTTGTGTTTCTTGTCGTAGCGGTCTACCAGTTCGCTGATATGTCCGGGTAGTAGCCGCTTCAGTTCCAAACGTATTACTAAGTAGATTACCCAAAGCCCTTTGTTCTTAGGGTACGCTATGACTAAGTTCTTGAAAGCGTTCTGCACGTACACATACATGATAACGTATGTTAGTGTCTTCGTGGCATACACGGCGGCTGTACCGTCACCGCAAAGCCACATAACGCCATGAATCAGCCATAAGATAGATACATACAAAGCCAGTTCTGCCAGCGCGCCACGCAGTTTCTTCATACTGAAGCGTTTGCAGCGGAATATAACCACGCCGTCGGCTCTCATACCAGCCCAAATATTAAAAGACGCTACCAGTATCAAAGCCAGTACGAATTTTTGCGTAGGCATAATGGCCGCGAAGACTGGCGCGCTGAATCCCGTAAACACCAAACGCAGCGTGTCGCTGCTGAATATTGCACTATTCATAATTGCTAAGTGTTGTAAATAAGCTGGCCTTGCTCGTTCAGTTCAAAGTTTTCTGCCATACCGTCCACCGTAAGCCCCAGCGTTTCCGGGTCGATTTCAAAGTTTGGCCATTCAAACGGCGTTACGCCCAGCGTGAAGTCTACCACGTCGTCGGCTTCCTCTCCGGCTTCAGCGTCAGCGTTCCAGTTTACCACTTCTACGCTGTCTTCCTGCGCCCACCGCTTTGGCAGCGCGCCCACCTTTGCCGTCAGTTCTATGCCGTAGCAGCCGCAGACGACTGACGGCGGTACGATGCCGATAAGTTCGTTATCTTCGCCGTCAGCCGCTACTACTGGCACGTCATAGCCGCCGCCCGTGCTGGTAGTCAGACGCAGACGTACTTCGGACATTTGCGTAACGTCCGCTGTCGTGTCAGCTATCTGCACTTTGATGTATTGGGCATTGCCTCTGACGATTTTCTTCATTTTCTTAGATGGTAAATGTTAGCTTTTCGGGATAGCCTGCCGTGAAGTCATACGCCAGTATTTCTTCCACGGTCAAAGTCATGTCGTCAATAGCGGCCAAATGTGCGCTGGTTTGGTTGTAGCACTTCACGGCGTACACTTCCAGCTCTTGCAACATGGCCAGCAGCTTTGCACATTCTATTTCCGGCGACAAATCAAACTCCCTAATATCCAAATGGTAGTTACCTTTACGGGCTGACTTCCACGCGCTGACGCTTTCGCGTATCTGTGCGCGCTTCGCCACGGGTAGCCAGTAGGGAATAGTAGTGCCTATGGCCTCAACTTCAAAGCTGAATTCATTAATGGCTGCGCTGTTGTCGTAGTCGTTAATGGCCTGCTTCATAAACTGGCGTGCTATGGCCGTCGCTTCTGTCTCGTCTGTTTCCAGTTCGATGTAGTTGGCCACATGTACGGTACGCTGGCGCGGTTCCTCGCCCTCGCCTACTTCGTCGGTTTCCTTACGCTCTGAATGATTAAAATAGACGCGCTTCACGGTCTTACCGTTGCGCGTGGCTACCGTCTGCACTTCCGGCTGGCGGCTGTTGGCTTCGTCTTGTTTGTAATTCATATTCTATAACTTTAAGTGGTTCTTTCTCTTTGTCGTTCAGCGCGGCAAAGTAATAGTACCCGTCACGCTTTCTTATTATCTTCGTGTAATGTGGCAGTTCTGCTTCAGTGCCGCGTATTGTCTTCAGCAGCTTGTAGCCCTCTGCTATCAGCAGACGCGCTTCTATTGCGCCGTCTTCCACATAGTACACTTGCGCTGCCAGCATCTCTTTTCCTGCGTGCAACTGACTGGCCGTTATCTCAAAATGGCAAATCAGCAGCGGCTTGTAAAGCAGCTGGCCGCAGTAGGCGCGCTTTCCTAAATACTGGTGCTTTAGTATCTTTTGCCCCCTCGATGTCGATAAGTCCATATAGCGGATATTGTGCTTTATGCTCCGGGCTTCTGAAGTCCGGCGCGGTTGTTAGTATCTTTTCCAGTTTGTTGTGCCATGCCTTTTGTCTGTGTCTGCGCTTCACCTCTGCACGGCCAGCAGCCAGCATGTCGAAAAATTCCGGGTATTTCCGTTTCCAGTAGTTTATAAGGTTCGCCACGTCCAAATCTCGCAGACTGCCGCTAACGCCAGCCCAGCTTTGCATAGCCTTTTCCGGGTTCCAGCCCTCACGTATGCGCGTCTTCATCATTGCTTCCACTCTCCGGCGGCTCACACGTCGAAGCCACGCGCGCCTGCTGTTCACCATTGCGCCCAAACACTCAAAGCGTTCTTTTTCCACATTCAGCACGCGCCAGTTAGCTTTCAGCGTTTGCTTCATGTCATCCTCAACACTGGCACGCAGTACGCGCATAGCCGTATGCAGATAGTTTACGTCTTTGTGTATCATATATTTGTCGTCACAAAAGCGGTAGTAGCGGCGTATCTTATAGGCTAACAAAAGCTGCCAGTCTGTCGCTGCATGATAAACGTGGCCTAACACGTTGCTGCTTGGCAGTCCTAAAGCCATGCCTACGCTACCCATGCGGCTAAGATTCACTTCAGACAGCCAAAGCAGCCATTTGTCTTTGATGTGTTCTGCCAGTGTCTTCAGCAGCACTTCGTGGTTTGCTGTAGGGTAGAATTTGGCCGTGTCGCCAGTACCTACGAATAAGTCCGGCCTATGCCTCACTTTGCGGATAATCTCACGCCGCATGTCATGCTGGCCTTTGCCCTTGATGCTGCCGTAGCTGTTGGCTGGTATGATACGCTTCTTTTCCATGAAGACGTACTGAAGACAGTCGAAATACAAAACGTCTACTATCAATTCTTCCGGCCTGCTGGCATAGATTACACGGTGCTTATTGTTTTCTTTCTTGTCGAAGACAATAAACGCGCGCGGCTTCCATACCATATAGCGAAGCTGGTAGTAAAGCCGCGTAACGTTTTCGTCTAAGTGTCCTAACCAGTCATGCCATGCGGCGCGTATCTCGTTAGTCCATTCCTTTTGTTTTTCGGGTCTGTTCAGATATTCCACTATTAGCAGAATTCTTTCGCGCGTCAGCATCCGCTTTCGCACATTGCCCACTTTCTTTGTCATTTTAATGCGTTTGCTAATTGGCGACACCATTTCTTCGTTCGGACTTATTCCCGTGCCGTCCTGCCAGTCATGCCAGCCTACTGCCACACGTTTGCCTACTTGCTGTCTTTAAGTGTCTAATTTGATTGTGCAACCTTTGGCACCGTTCTGAATTCCATGTTTTCTTTTGATACATATTTCCGGCTGTGTGACAAAACAGCTGACCATTAGTTCACCGCCCGCGTTGGTTCCAGTTCGCATTCCCAGCCGAATTGTTCGCATTCCGATAGAACACCCCACAATTCGCGCCGTTGTTCGAGTTCCCACCAGCGGGCTGGAATTCAGCCCGTCGCGCATATTAAGCCATGCGCCGCTAATTCTCTTTGACAGACGCGCGGCGCGCCCGGCCATTCAAAACCGGGTCGCCGTTCATCTGTTCAACTTGGCTTCGCCGTCGCTTTGCGACATTCAGCTGCTTCATCTGTTCAAAGCACACCGCCCGCGTCGGTTCCAGTTCGCATGCCCAGCCGAATTGTACGCATCCCGAGAGAACACCCCACAATCCGCGCCGCCGTTCGAGCCCCCACCAGCGTAGAATACGTTATTAGCGCACGATGGTGTCAAATACTGGCCGTCGGTTACGCCCGTACTGCTGCTGCCGCCTGCCTCTGAAGCCATACCAAAGAAGTCTACATTCTTCGGATATACCCAGCCAGCAGCGTCTACTTGCAAGAAGTCTATAGTGATTTCCGCGTTAGCGTCAGTAATCACTACGGCGGCGTTAGCCTTTGCGTCGTCCATTGTCATAACTGCCTTGCCGTTGGCCTTGTACTTAAAGCCAGCACCCCAAAGCAGCTGTTTGCCGTCGATGGCGTTTTCACAATACATAAAGCGATGGCCACCGCCAACAGCACCACATGCAGCTACCAGCGTGTCAGTGGTTCCGGCTACCCAGTTACGTGCTGCTGATTCGCCGCCGCCGTTCATCTGACCGCCGCGTGCTGTAGCCACGTCGAATGTACCGTAGTAGGCGACTTCCAGCCAGCCGAATACCATAATTTCCCACGCCGTCCAGTTCAGCAGATTGGCATTTGTTGCCACGGTCATGCTGTGAATGCTGTTTGCGCTGAAGTTGCCAGTAGGCTGGCTGTTTCCGGCGGCGCAATCCAGCGTAGTATTGTCTTCGTTGAAAGTCAGGTCGTAGCGTCCCATGCACTTTGTACCGTTCTTAAACCAGCGATAGAAGCCGTTAGGACATACGCTGTCTAAGTTGAAGTACACCGTCATAGTACGGTCTAACAAGTTGATAAACGGTGCTATGTTGATGTTCTGAAGTTCCACCAGCTGCAAATAGTCGTTTTTGTCTTCAGTGGCGTAGTGGCTACCCGTGCCGTCTGCGCGCTCCGTCCAGTTCACGTTACTGGCCACGCCAGCCTCGTTACGCAGATAGGCAAAGTTCGTGAAGTCTTTCTTGATTTCACACGGTTTGCCGCTGGTCTCTACCCACGTCTTAAACTTGTTATAAAGCGTGGTGTTTCCTACTACGGTAATGGTCTTTACCGCGTCGTCGATGTTCCAGCGTATGCCAAAGCTGGCCAGCTGAAGCGTCTGTAGTTCGTTAGTCACCTTTGCGGCGATTTCTCCGATTTGCCCGGTAATGACTTGTGCGTTAGCCTCTGCGTGGGCTGCTGCTGCCACTGCCGCCGCCGTAGCTGCTTGGCAGTCTGCAATAGCCTGCGAAGCCGGAATGGTTACACCAGTCTGCATGTCGATACCCAGCTGCCAGTGTTCTGATGGTGTCTGTTCACCGTTTACGATAGTTGGCAGCGGCGCGGTATTTGGGTTATCGGCCTGCGCCGTCTTCTGACCCGTCTTTGATACCCACCAGTTACCAAATTCGTCTTGCACGGCTTGGTTTACATAGTAGCCGCGCGTAGAATCATAACGCCCTACGGTTCTGATTCCTGCAAATCCTATTAAAATTCTCATAGCTATAAAAATAAATTTATAAAAGTTTAGAAGTTCACGTAAAGACAGCCGTCTTCTGCCAGTTCAAAGCGGCCTGCATCCGTTGGCGCGCTCTCGATATATACGGCCATTGTTTCCGGGTCGCAGTCGAAGCGTGGGAAAGTCGTCGGTATCATTGCCGACAAATCCGTAACTTCGTACTGGTTCGTTTCTGCGTTCCACACGCGCCAGTAGCCGTCGTAGCGGTCAAAATATGGCGGGTGCTTCGCGTCGTTTGTAGCCTCAACACATTCTGCTGTAGCGGCTTCAGTGGCAGCTTTTGCAGCGTTGGCGCGGCTGACAGCTTCAGCCACTTGCGCGCTGTTAGTCTGCTGCATCTGCGTTATGGCCTGCTGTGTCTCGCTGTCATTGTCAGCGATAGCAGCGGCCAGCTGTACTTCAGCACGGCGTATGAATTCACTGGTAGCCGTCTGCGTGGCGGTAGTGGCTTCTATGGCTTCCTGCGTAGCGTCTTCCATGTTACCCAGTGCCACGTCTGCGTCTGCCAGCTTTTGTGTCATGCTGGCGGCTGCATCTGTAGCGGTCTGTACGGCTGCTGCCGCGTCGCCTCTGATGGCATCTATCTGTACTATGGCTGTTTCTGCACGTTCTGCTGCTGAAGTGGCGCGCGTAGTGGCTTCGCCTGCTGCCGTCGTAGCGTCTTCAGTAGCCTGCGTAGCCAGTCGTGCCGCTGCTGCCGCTTCGTTTGCAGATGTCACGGCGGCTGTCGTCGCTGTAGCGGCTTCAGTGGCAGCGGCGTGGGCGCGTGCTGCTGCCGTGTCAAGCTGGCTTTCTGCGTTGGCCGCTGCCTGCTTAATAGCTGTGTCAGCCTGCCACGTTATATCTACTATAGCCTGCTTGCAGTCTTCTTTCACTTGCAGCACGGCTACGGCGGCTTCAGTGGCAGCTTCAGCGGCTTTTCCGGCTTCAAAGCCTACGGCCTGCGCGTCGCCAGTAGCCTGCGTAGCGGCTGCTGTAGCCTGCTGTGCTGCTGTAGTGGCTTCGCCTGCCGCGTCTGTAGCATCTTCAGCGGCTTCTACGGCGGCGTTCACGGTAGCGGCTGCTTGTGTAGCGGCCTGCTGTGCCTGCTGTGCCTGCGTTTTCGCGTCAGTGGCCTGCTGTAAGGCCGTCTGCGCGTTGGCCAGCGTAGTGCTGCTGGTTCTCGCAGCTGTGCGCGCTTCAGCAGCAGCGTTATTCGCGTCTGTTGCAGCGTCTACGGCTGGCTGGCTCAAAGCCTCAACTGGCACTACTACCATTTCGCCGTTAATGTAGCCCGGTAGACTATTAACGCCGTCAAGTGTCGTTACCTCTCGCAGCTCCGGCACGCTGTCAGCCTGCCCGCGTAAAGCGGCCAGCACTTCGCTGATAATCTGCTGTTTTTCTGCTGCTGTCATAGATTCACTATTTTATCGGGTGTCTATATATTACTAATTATTCCGCTTTCGCCCCCTCGATGTCGTCAGCCAGTGCCATTTCCAAAGCGTCCATGAAGCGCGGCTGGCAGAAGTTTGTAGCAGCTACTTTCATCATTTCCACTTCTTTTTCGTCGTACTCCACGGCTCCCTCTGACTTGTAAATCTTTTCTGCCAGCACTTTGGCGGCTATGCCGGAAAGATTGTTATAGATAGAATCTGCGAAAGATTCCCTTACGTCGCCAGTCACTTGTTTTTTGTTTGCTATACCGTCCGGCATAGAAAACTTTTGAAAATTGATTTTCTTCATAATTCGTTATTTTAATAAGTTGTCTTGTACCTGATGTATGAAGCCCACTGGTAATGTTTGCGGGTTTCCAAATAGTTCTTACGGTGCTGCCACCAGTACGCTTCACGCTCAAAGCTGATAGCATGATAGGCTTTCTTTCCGTTCCAGTACACTAACAGCTTACAAAGCCATTCCAGCACGTAAAGCAGATAGAAGCCTATATAAAGCAGTTCTTTCATTTGTGCCGTATGTATGTCTTCGTGGTTAATGTCTACGTCTGACATTCTGAAGCCGTTACGCACAAACAGCACACCAAACAAGTTAATGGCCTTAAAGCCTTTTACCGGGATAATGTCGTTATAAATTATTCGCATAGTTAAGATGTTTTTATTTTTAAAGTTCCGTTGTCTGAATAGATAGTGCCAGCACCCAGCCCACTGGAAGACGTTGGCAAACCTTGATAGCCTGCGTCATACGCTTGTATAATCACTTTGCCGTCTGAAGCACGTATGCCAAACTTCACAAACTTTGCGCTACCGTCACGCGATACGGTTACAAACACGCCGTTATTATATTCTTCAGTAATCTTATACGTTACTATGGTGTCCTGCTGGCTACCGTAGTTAATTGTGCGCTCTGTCTTTTCGTCAGATATTACGATGCTGCCCTGCTGGTTGTTGTAGATTACTGGTGCTTCCATTTTCAGCCGGGCGCGTGCGTGCCATGCAGAAGAAAAATACTGGTTACACGTAATACTGAATAGTTCAGT